GGAGACGACGTCGTCGATCGTGACCGTGAACAGCGCCTGCGCGCCGAACAGCGATCTGGTGTGGCCGAACGGGAACGGCGGTATGTAGTCCTCGCCGATCCACTCGACGCCGAGCGCGAGGCCTCCGAGCGACTGCTCCTGGGCGACCAGCGTGCGGATCGCAGCGACGTAGTCGAGCGTGTTGGACCGGGTCTTGTCGATGTTGACGGCGCTGTTGATGACGCCGGCGGAGATGGCCCAGCGGGCGATCGTGCGCCCGTCGCCGCCGCGGCGCGGGCGGTCCACGAGCCCTGGGCTGGTCGCGACGACGACGGGCATCTGATCCTCGGGCCACTTCGCGAACTGCGACGCGACGATGTACCCCTTCGGCGGCGCGAGCTGGCCGGGGGTGCGGCCGGTCTGGCGCTCGACCTCGGAGACGTAGCGGGGAAGCAGCTCGCGCAGCAGGTCGAGCACGGCGCGCTCGAGGTCGTTGCCGGTGATGATCCGGCCGACGACGCCGGGGTCGCGGCGGTCAGCGAGCGCGCTCACTGGCCGCCCATCACGTAGGCGTCGAGAGCGCGGGTGACCTGGTCAGCGAGCTCGGGGTCGGCGGGCGGCAGGATCGGCCGGCTGGCGTTGACGATCGCGCCGTAGAACGGCGCGTTGGGGTCATACGTGATCGTGTCGCCGGTCGCCTGCGCCTGGCCGCTGGACATCGCGGCCTGCAGCGCGCCGGTGAGCCGCAGCGGCGGGTGCTCGCCCCACCGCTCGGTCGTAGCGCCCGCGAGCGGCGCCCAGTCGCCCTCGCCGCCGGCGGCGAACCGGCCAGCGAGGCGGCTCTGGAAGATGGCGGTCAGCTCCGGCTCGGCGCCGGCGGGCTGCTCCAGGCGCGTCGCGATCCGCTCCGTCTTGACGCGCAGTTCGTCGGCGCCGCGAACCTCGATGGTCATGGCGTCCAGGTGAACGGCGCGCGGCCGTACTCGCCGTGGGGGAGCTGCTGCGATTCGAGGCGGAACTCCGCCCAGCCCTGGCCGGGCTGCGAGCCGGCGGGCGGGCCTGCGCTGTAACCGGCGGTGAGCGTCGTCGCGGTCAGGTTCGTGATCGAGGCCTCCTCCAGCTCTTGTCCGTCGGGCGTGTGCAGGATCAGCCGGTAGTCGCTCGGGTTCGGGTCGGGGAACTCGCCGACCACGGCGATCGTCCAGTTGCCAGTGACGGCGACCGACTGGGTGTTTGGGGTGATCGACCGCAGCGAGGGCCGCTGGGCGCCGTAGGCGGCGTACAGGCCGGGCATCGCGCCGAGGTTGGCTCTGTTAGGCATCGGGGACCTCCGGGCCGTATGGCACGTAGACGGGGTCGGTGGGGAGCAGCGGGCCGGCGGTCTCGGCCTCGGGGAGGTTGACCGCCCCTAACCACGGCTCGACCAGCGGCGCGTACTCCTGGGGCCACAGCAGCCCGCCGTAGGCGGCGGCGAGCGTCGAGCTGACGAGCTGCACGGAGTAGGTCGACGCGCCGCTCGGCGGGCCGGCGAGCTGGCTGTTCAGCGCCTTGACGCCGGCCTCCCACATCGCTCGGTACTCGGTGTATGCCGACTGCGAGATGCCGCGCTGGCTGGCGACCTGCTCAGGGAAGTAGGACAGCTCGACGAGGCACGCGGCGCCGTAGCTGCAGAGCGTCTGCGCGGCGTTGTCGGGGTCGGGGTAGTCGAGAGTGAGAGCGGGAACGGCGGCGAGCAGGTCGCTCGCCGCCGTCTGGATCAGACCCGCGACCTCGTACTCGGTCGGCCTGGTGTTGGCCGTCCACGCGCCGATCTCCTGGGACTGGTCGTCCTTCGTGCGGGCGCGCAGCAGGTCGGCGACCTGCTGGGGCGTCGGCAGCCAGGCGACCGGGAGGACGACCGGGTGCTCGGGGTGCGGGTCTGTGCTCATCGCTTCGGCCGCGCCGGCGTGGTCTTCTCCTCGTCGTCGGCGGCGAGCTGCGGCGCGGTCGCGCTGGCGGCGGCGGTCGCGGGCGCCTCGATGACCGAGAACGGGTAGCGGGCTGCCTTGTCGGGCTCCTCGGGCGTGACGGGCTGCGCGACCTGGACGGCGGCGCGGAACACGACGCGGAGCGCGATCGAGTCCTGCTGAAGCAGGTTCAACAGCACCTTGCCGTTGTCGTCGGAGATGACGCCCTGGTCGGCGATGGTGTAGGTGATGTCCTGGCGGATCGCGACGATCATCTGGGTGAAGTCGCCGGCGAACCCTTCGGTGGCGCCCAGGCCGGCCGGCCAGACGCCGCGCATCGCGTAGGTCGGGTCGAACCCGTAGACGGTCCCGCCGACGAGCTCGTCGAGCTGATCGCCGAGGGTGTTTCGCGCCTGGCGCAGCAGGCCCCTGTACCGGGGGTTGAGCAGCAGCCCGCCGACCTCGTAGCCGGGCGTCTCGACGGTGCTGTAGAGGTCGGAGAGGTCGCCGGCGATGCCGCCGGTGGAGGCGTCGTTCGTGCCGCGGGTGACGACGTTCCCGGCGGCGCGGGCGGCGGTGTCGACGGGGTCCGGCCAGCTCGCCGGCTTGTTGTCGCCGAAGAACACGGCGCCGTCGAAGGTCTTGCCGATCGCGGCCGCGATGTCTGGCCGGATCTCCTCCCAGAGCGGGTAGGCGGCGTCGTCGAAGACCGACTGGTGGACGGGGACGATGCAGGCGATCTCCTCGGCCGTGAGCATCAGCCCTTCCCAGCCGGAGGCGGTCGTTTGCTTCAGACCTCCGTCGCCGCCGACGAAGTACGCGACGGGCAGGACGGAGAGGACGGGCAGCTGCCGCTGGTGGGCGGCCATGTTCGGCGCGCGGCGCGCGAGCGTCATCGCAGCCGAGCCGCCCTGGACGAGTTTGATGATCTCCCGCGCCTGCTCCAGCGGGACGATCGCCGACGCTGCAGCGCGGTCGATGATGTTGGTGAAAGACACGACGCCTCCTGGTTGGGGCGAGCGAAGATGTGAGCTATCTGTTCGCTCGCCCGCCGGCGTCGCGCTCGACGGGCTGAGGGTGGCTGGCGATCCTGGCCGGGCCGGCGGCGCGAGGGCCTCGCGCTCTCCGGGCGCTTCGCGCGCCGCGCTGCTGGCGCCGTCAGCTCGGCCTGTTCGTCAGCAGCCGGATCGTACCGCGCTCAGACGCGACCAACGAGCTCGTCCTGCGGGCTTCTGCGGAGGGCCCTGGCCGGGGAGGGTTAGGCGCTGCCGCGGGGCGCGGGAGGGCGCCAGCAGCGGGGACGCTGCGGGAGCGGGGCGGTAGCGCCGGTTAGCCGCGGCCGGCGGCGCGGCGGAGCTGCGCGTTGAACGCGGCGTCTGATCCTGGCGTGCCGCCGCCGTTGTCGAGGCGGGAGCCGGAGCCGTAGTCGGGGCGCTGGCCGGGCGGCGGGGCGGTGCCCTGGCCGAGGAGCTGGCGCATCTCGGCGGCGTCCTTCGCGATCTCCTCGCGGCTGGTGCCCTGCAGCCGGTCGGCGAGCGTCAGCGCTAGCTTGATCCGCGGGTCGTCGCCGAGCAGCTGCTCGAGCGCGACGGTGGTGCGGAGGACCTGCAGGTCGCGTTGGGCGAGGGTGGTCTCGGCGGTGGTGGCGCGCTCGGTGGCGCGCTGCAGCTCGGTCTTGCTGGCGTCGGTGCGCTCGCGCTCGGTTTTCTCGTAGTCCTTCAGCCGGCGGCCGAGGCGGCGGTTCTCGTCGCGGACGGATCCGAGCGCGTCGATCAGCGCCTGCGGGTTTTTGACGACGTCGTCGGCGGTCGGCGCCGGCGGATCGGGCGGCGGGTCGCCGGGCGGCGGATCGGGCGGCGGATCGGGCGGCGGGGTGCCTGGCGGAGTTTCGGTCATGGCGCGACGGCGTCGCCGTTGATGGGGTGGGCCGCGGGGTGGACCGCGGCGCCGCCGACGTGGGTGAAGGGCATCATGACCTGGACCTGCGCGAGGATGCTCTGGTCCTCGATGACGGCGGGGTCCATGCCGGGCTGGTAGCCGGGCGGGTTGTCGGGCCTGGCGAGCGCCGAGTCCCAGCTCGCGTCCCAGCTGGGGGACGCGGCCCAGACGCGGCGCCACTCGTTCGACCAGCCGTCGGGGTCGATGCCGGCGTCCGTCGCGCACCCTTGCTGCGCCGCGCACTGAGCGACGCGCATCTTCATATACGGGTCGTCGCCGATCTGGGTCTGGGTGAGGTAGCTCACAGCATCAGCTCACGGGAACGGTACTCGCCACGGGGGCGCCTGGCGCGGGCGGCTCCGGCTGGCCTGGCGACGGCGGCGGGGCGCCGGGCGGCGGCGGCGGCTGGCCTGGCGGCGGCGGCGGCGGCTCGGGCGGCTTCTCCGCTTCGAGCTCGGCTTCCCACTGCTGGATCTCCTGGGGGCTGGCGCCGAGGATCCGCCAGACGGCGCGGCGCGGAACGTCGAGGCTGGAGTACATCTTGACGGCAGCGTCGGTGGTCGCAGCGAGCGAGACCCGCTGCGGGTTCGCCCAGACCGACTCCAGCGCGTTCTGCTTGCCGCGCTTCTCGTCGCCGAGCATCAGGAACGCGATCCGCATGCTCTCCTCCCAGCTCTCACCGAACCCGAGGATCTTCCGCAGGCACTTCTGCACGAGGCCCTCCTCGCTCGCGCGCAGCGAGTCGCCGCTGGGCCACTGGCCGAGGCCGGCGGTCAGGTAGTGCGGCGGGGTGCGCGTCTGCGCGGCGACGTGCTGGACGAGCATCTCGATCTGGCGGACGAACGTCTGGCCGTCGGAGACCGGGAACGCGCCGAACTTCGCCTGGTCGTTCTCGGAGACGAACACCGAGCTGGGGCCCGACATGAACTGCTCGGGCGGGACGGTGTGGCCGGCGTCGTCGGTGGTGATCTCGATCCCCGTTGCGTAGCGCTGAGCGAACCCGGCGAACTCGGAGTTGACGACCATGTCGACGCACAGCTTGTTGATCTGGTCCTGCTTGGAGAGGACCGGGTCGAGGTCGGAGCCGCCGCCGCGGCCGAGGTGCGCCTTGTTGACCATCTCGACCATCGGGACGACGCCGGCGGGGTTGTCGATCTCGTCGACGATCTCCCAGTCGCCGTAGCTCGAGCCGTGCGACGTCCTGGTGTCGGCGCCGAGCGGCTCGGCGGCCCCGGTGCGCTCGGCATTGCCCATCAGAACGAGCGTGCTGTCGGCGAGGTAAAGGCGGGCCTGCGGGGTGCCGAACGGGTCGATCCAGCGGCGGTAGCCAGCGAGCCGCCGCCGCTTGTCGTCGGGGGCGTTCATTGTCACGGCCTCGAGCGCGTCGAGCGGGGAGATGCGCGGGAGGTCGCGGTCGTCGCCGGGCGGCTCGACGAGCAGGTAGCAGAGCGACCCGACGCCGGCGGCCTCGTGCGCCTCGACCTGGGCGGCGTCGAGGTAGGACGCCTGCCAGATCTCCCAGGCCTTGTCGTCGGCGACGTCGTCGCTGCCGAACCGGAAGCCGGTGACCTGGAGCCGCTCGACGGCGGAGTCGATGATGACCTCGCACCAGTTGTCGGAGATCTCCGACAGCAGCCGGCCGAAGTGCTGGCGGTACTTGACGGTCGCGTAGAGGACGTGCGCCTGGCCGCGGTAATACTGCCAATAGCGGTCTATCGCCCCGGAGCGCTGGTCGATCTGCTCGTCGAACCGCGCGGCGAGGTCGACCGGGTCCAGCCCGAGGGTGTCGAGGACGACCACTGGTGCGGATTGTGGCGGTTTGCGGTCAGATCGCAATCGCGCGGCGGCCGCGCGGGCGCTCCAGGCCTCGCGTTGCGGCGTCGAACGCCATCGTGAGCGCCATCAGCGCCTCGACGTCCTCGACGGCGCCGCGGGCGGTCAGCCGCCAGCCGCGCTCGGTTCGCGTCGTGACGCCGGCGTCGACGTGGGCTGCCAGCTCCGTCTCGCCGGCGTGGACGAGGTCGCCGGCGGCGATCGCCTGGTAGAGCGTGTCGGAGGCTGGGCACATGCGCGCGTTGGTCTGCGGCATCGGGAGCATGAACAGGCCTTCGCCGGCGAGCTGCTCGGCGGAGCGCTCGAACTGGACGGGGTCGTACATGCACGCGCGCAGATCGAACCGGACTGCCGTGTTGCGGACTTCCTGTTCGAGCTCGCCGAGGTCGACGGGGCCCTCGCCGTCGCCGTGGAGAACGCGGGCGGTGCAGGCCCAGCCGCCGCGGCGCTTCGGGTCGCGGGTGACGGCGGCGACGGCGGCGCAGCCCTCGCGGAGGCGGAAGACGGCGGCCCAGGCCCTGCCGCGGGCGGGGAGCACGAGGCCGGGGCGGGCGAGCGCGTCCCAGGCGCCGGGCGGCAGCCACGGCTCGGCGCTTGACTGCCACATGTTGCAGGTGAACCGCCGCCAGTCCCACGGCGTCATCGACGGCGAGTCGTGCCGGGCCTGCAGCGACCGGACGGTGTGCCAGGGCGCCGGGTTTGCCCGCTTGACGATCCGCATGTCGTCGACGTCCTCGCCGGGGCGGAGCGCCCACTCGTGGAGAACGAACCCGCCGTCGGCGGAGACGCAAACGACGTGCGCGCCGTCGCGGCGGACGTGCGGGAGCCGGAGCGCGCCGGCGCGCATCAGCCCGAGCGGCGAGCCGCGGCTGGTGCCGGCGACGCTGATCGCGACGAGCTGGCCGTGGCGGGGGCCGAGGCCGTCGCGCATGATCGCGTACAGCTCCGCGGAGCGGTAGCGGCCAAGCTCGTCGATCAGCGCCAGCGTTGGGATGACGCCGTCGACGGTGTCAACGTCGGCGGCGAGCACGCGGATCCGGCCGGCGTCGCGGCGGGAGCGCAGCTCGCGGTAGCCGCGCTTGACGTCGATGTGCCGCTCGAGCCCCGGCGTGCGGCGGACGAACCCGCCGGCCTGGTCGTACATGATCGTCGCCTGGTCGCGGCTGGTGGCGACGAGGATGCACTCGGCGTCGGGCGTCGACAGCAGGTGGTGGATCGCGCGCTTCGCGAGCGCCGTGGTTTTGACGTTCTTCTTCGGCAGCAGGATCAGCGTCTCGCGGGCGCCGGCGAAGTGCTCGGTGAGCATGACCCGCTCGTGCGGGAGCGCGCGGGCGGGCTCGCCGTTCTCCAGCCTCAGCAGCGGGCAGAACTGGACGTAGCTGCGGAGGTCAGCGCCGCGGGCGCCGTTTTGCGAGTTCGATGACATCGGCGAACGGGTCGACCTCGCCGGGCTCGGGCTGCTCAGGGACTTCAAGCTCGGGCAGCGGCCGCTCGGACAGCTTCATCCACCGCTCAGGGAAGCGCCGCTCGAGCAGCCACGCGGCGGCCGGCCACGAGCCCCTGCTCGCGGCTTGCGCGATGCGGGTGACGAGCACTGACTCGGCCTCGGCGCGCGCCCGCTCGACGGCGTCGTAGAAGCCGCGGAGCGCCGAGCCCGTGCGGGCGCTCTCGCCGAGCTGCATCCAGCGGGTGAAGGTGCGGCGGCCGATCCCGGCGGCCTGGGCGGCGACTTCGCTGCTGGCGCCGGCGCGGACGAGCGAGGTGATCTGTTCCTGGGCCTCGGGCGTCAGCTTCGTCGGGCGGCCGCGTGGCGAGCCGGTCATGCGGCGACGTTCCAGAACACGGCGCCGGGCTTCGCGCTGGCGAGGAACCGCCAGGCCTTCGCGTCGTAGTTCGGGCAGCTCGGGAACGGCGGCGGCCGCCGCGCGTCTTGCGCGAACTGCTCGGGCGCCTCCAGGAGGCGTGCGCGGCCTGCCTCGCCGGCGCGGAGCGCCCGGCCGATCCGGACGGCGAAGGCCGGGACGCTCGGGCACGCGGCCTGCAGGGCGCGCGTCAGGACGCCGGAGCCGGCGACGGACCAGATCTCCGAGGGCGGGTCGGGCAGCTGCGCGATCGTGTCGCGGGCGAGGTCGCGCAGCGCCTCGTGGACGCGCGGGTCGTCGAGGCCGAACGGGAGCAGCTGCCAGCCGTGCGCGGCCGCCAGCTCCCGAGCTCGGGCGGCGACGACGGTCAGGTAGCCGGGGCGGATGCCGACGACCTCGGCGCCGGCGGCGCGCGCCAGGCGCGTCGCGCGGTGCTCGCGGGCGCGAGCGGCGACGCAGATCGTCAGCGGCAGCCCGCGGTCGTGGCAGGCGTGCGCGAGCGCGACCTGCGCGAAGCCCTCGGCCGGCCCGGCGTAGATCGCAGGGCGGTCCTCCAGCAGCAGCGGCGCGACGCGGCGTTTCGTGCCGCCGGCGAGCAGGTCGTCGCGGATTACGAACAGGTCGCCGCGGCGCTCGACGACGGGGTCAGGCAGCATCAGGTTCGAGGGCGTCGAGCGCTGCCTCGTCGATCCCAGCGTCGCCGCAGGCCTCGACGGCGGCGCGGGCGTTGCCCTTCAGGAAGACGAGCACGTTCTGGTGCGTCCGCCCGAGCTTCCGCGTTGAGGAGAAGTGCCGGCCGACTCGGATCGGGAGCGACCCGACGGCGGTGACGAGGATCGCCTCGTTGTAGAACTGCAGGCCGGCGGCCTGGAACGCCCGGATCGTGTCGGGAACGAGCCCGCGGTAGGCGCCGGCGGTGTCGCGGATCTCGGAGACGACCCAGCAGGCGAAGCGGTCGTCGCGGAGGCGGTCGGCGCCAGCGGCGATGATCGCGGCGTGCGCTTCGCTGAACGCGGCGTAGTCGGCGGCGCGCGACAGGTCGCGCGGGTCGTCGGAGTAGACCTCGAGGTCGAAGTAGGGCGGGCAGGAGAACAGCAGGTCGAACCGCTCGTCGGCGTGGAGCAGCGTCCCCAGGTCGCGGGCGTCGCCCTCCAGCCAGTGCGGCGGCCGGTCGGGGGTGATCCGGTCGGCCTGCGCGTCGTTGGCGGCGATCTGCTCGGGGCGCAGCTCGACGCCGGTGTAGTCGCGGCCGAGGCGGCTCGCGACGATCCCGCGGACGCTGCCGCCGGCGAACGGGTCGAGGACGCGGCCGGCGGGCGGCGAGAACCAGCGGCACGCCAGCTCGCAGAGGACGGGGTCGAAGATGCTGGTGCCCTCGAACGCCGGGTCGCCGATCGCGGGCTGCGCCGCCTGGCGCCCGCGGTCAGACCATCCGAAGCGGGCGGTGTTGCCGTCGTAGAACCCGCGCTCGCGGATCTCGCGGTTCTGCGGGACGGCGACGCCCTTGCCGTGAGCGAAGACGCCTGCGTCGCCGGCGCGGTCGTAGCGCCGTTTCCCGAGCGCCGCGTCGGAGAAGTTCAGGAGGTTCTCCTCGCGGCCGATCTCCGACTGGATCCCGAGCGCAATCCACGCGCGCTTGCGCTCCTGCCAGGAGCCGGCGCGGGCGTCGAGGACGGTGAACGGCGGGACGCCGAAGCGGGCAGCGAGCGCGCCGTCGCCGGCGCTCGGCGCGTCGCCGGCGGCCAGGCTCGCGATCAGCCGGTCGAGGTCCTGGTCGAGCCAGCCGGTGCCGTCGAGGCTGGGGAGCGAGGAGAGCAGCGCCTCCAGCTCCCGCTCGTCGTAGCCGGCGAGGTCGTTAGC